CGCGAGGATGTTGCGCGCTTTGATGCTGTAATCGAGGAGCTGAAGAATGGGACTAATGGAAGGTAAATTCACCGATGAGTTCAAGAATTTTCTACTGAACCGCATACCTTTGCGAATCATCGACGGTGAGCCGCGTATCTTTTACGATCGAATGACGCTCAAGATAGAGGATGGTAAGGCAACGCTACGTTTACATTCTGGCGATATGCCCATCAAGGTTTATCAGTACCTGTATTCAGCAGAAGATTATGCCAAAGGCGCTACGCTCGAAATATCGATCGCAGGATTCGAGATGTCGCAAGCAGTGAGGTTTGTCGAATGAAACGTTTAATTGGTACCATTACATTCGCATTCGCCGCTCCATTTATTGTAATTGGGGCAATCGGAGCATTCACAATCTGGGCCATCTGCGTTGGTTATACGTTGATGATTGCAAATCTAGAGGAGCTGATGTCATGAGCTTTCTACTGTACATCGAGGAAAAGGATACGCTGGGCGAGGCGCAGCGACATTACTACAAGCGCACCATCCCACATCCGAAACATGGTGGGCCGAACGGCATCGAGTTCACTGACAATCCCGACGAGGCGTATCAATTCGAGTTCTATCATAATGCGACCAACTTCCAAGGAGGCATATCCGAACTCAAAGAGTCGAAGGTTGAACAGAGATGATCAAGGATGACGAAAGACAACTATTCAGTGCGCTAAAGCTCGCTGCGGCTTATCAACCTTTCAACCCTATTCGTATTCCAGAACTCGCGGACGGTATTGGCATGAACGAAAAACGCGCTTGGCGAATTGTCGAGAAATGGAGCAGTAAAGGCATCATTGATTATGGCGTTAGTCCAAATGCAGTTTGGTTAACGCCCGAAGGGGCGGCGCGTGAAAATCTATAAGACTCCTCCGTTCAAACATCAGATGGAGGCGCTGCGGCGCTCGAAGGATGCGCCATTCTTCGCGTTGCTGATGGAGCAAGGAACGGGAAAATCGAAGGTCACGATCGATACCGCAGCCCACTTGTGGCGCAAGGGCAAGATCGATACCTTGATGATTGTCGCGCCGAACGGCGTAGCGCCGGGCTGGATCAATGAGCAGTTCCCGATGCACATGCCGGAGGATGTCGAGTATGTTGCAGGACGCTGGCGCGCGCCGTCCGCGCTATCGAAGACCAGCGAGCGGCAATTGCGCGAGATACTGACCATTACCGACAAGCTCCGCATTATCGTCATGAACATTGAGGCGTTCGGCTCGACTGCGGCAGCGATCGACTTTGCCATTGATGTACTCGACGCGGCGCAAAGTGCGCTACTGGTGATCGATGAGTCGCACCGCATCAAGACGCCAAATGCGCATACAACGAAGCGTATCATGAACCTACGCGCGCGAGCGGCATTTCGGCGCATCCTAACTGGAACGCCTATCACCCAAGGCCCATTCGATGCCTTCACGCAGTTCAACTTCCTCAGTCCGACAATCCTTGATACTGACTCATTTGTCGCATTCAAATCCGAGTACGCGGAGCTAATGACCGAAGACCATGGGCTGATGCGTCACATCACCCGGCGCGTACCGAAAACTTGGAAGGGGCGCTATCTCGACGAGGATGGGAAGCCTATTGATGTGCGGTTCGATCCCGATGGCGTGCCGCGGCAGAAGTATCTGGAGCCGAAGTACATCCCAGCGCTGGTCATGAAGAATGACGATGGGACGCCGAAGTATCGTAACCTCGACAAGCTGCAAAAGCTCATAGCGCCCCACTCCTTCCGCGTTCTCAAGAAAGACTGCCTAGACCTACCGGAGCAGCTGTACAATCGCTACTACACACAATTAACACCCAAGCAAGCGCAGTTGTATGTGCAGGTACGGGATAAGATGCGGATCGAATGGGCAGAGGGCCGCATCAGCGCGCTGAACAAGCTGACCCAGTTGCTACGGCTCCAGCAAATCGTTTGCGGCTATGTCGGCGACGACGATGGAACGATTGTCAACCTATTCGCGGATTGGTCCTCCAACCCACGGGTGCTATCGCTACTGGAGCTGATCGCTGATCGACCAGAGGAGGAGCGCGCAATCATCTGGTGTCGCTTTACGGAGGACATTCGCCAAGTAGCAGCGGCGCTCGGGACGCGCTATGGCAAAGGATTGGTGGTACAGTATCACGGTAAGATGAAGGACAAGGACCGCGAGGAGGCGAAATGCCGCTTTCGCGGGGAGCGCCCAGTGCTCGATCGCAAGGGCAATGTTGTGGATATTGAAGTGGTTCCTGAAGCGGAACGCGCTCGCTTCATTATTGGTCAGCAACACGCTGGCGGTATTGGGCAGAACTGGGTGGCAGGTTCGCTCGTGGTCTACTACAGCAACAACTTCTCACTCGACGATCGCTTGCAATCCGAAGACCGGGCGCATCGCATCGGGCAAGAGCGCGTAGTGCAATACATCGACATTGAAGCGGAGGATACCATTGACGGAAAGATCATAACAGCGTTACGTGCGAAAAAGGACATAGCCGACGCCATAACCGGTGACCCTAGCCGTCACTGGCTCGATTAGATAGACTCGAACGAAACAGGAGAAAGGTATGGCGCGTCGTCCCATTGTATTTGCAGCACAAGAGCCAATGTACAAGGATGCTGATGGGCGCTGGATCAGTCGAGGCTTCAACCTCGCTGCCGCAGCGGACTTCGGCGACCTCGTCATTGTTTGGGGGCCAGATGCCCCTATCATGTCGCCTGGTTTGATAGCAGGACAGGCGCTATCCGCAGCCAGCCGTTATGATCCCGCAATGGACTATATCGTGGCGCTTGGCTCACCTACGCTCATCGCGGTACTCGCTTGGGCGATCGGTCGGAAACGCAAGCCGATCCGCATGCTTGAGTGGGATAAGCGATTTGGGCGCTATTATGTAACCATGCAACCAAGTACAGAAAGGCAAAGCGTGTGAGCCATAACATTGCAGAGATAGTCGCGCTTGCGCGGCAGCAAATCGAGTTGGAGAAGCTGATCGAAGTTCATGAGAACTCCCTCAAGGCGCTCAAGGAGGAACTGCGCTCACTGTCTGAGGAGGCGATACCACTGGCGATGATTGAGGCAGGAGGATTGAGCAAGATTGTTCTAGATACCGGGGAGACAGTAGAGGTCAAGCCGGACTTCGTTTGTGGCATACCGAAAGGAGAGGAGGAGCAGGCATTTGACTGGTTGGAGAAACACGGCTACGGTGGATTGATTCGCACCACCGTTGTTACGGCATTCGGCAAGGGCGAGCTACCCAAGGCGCAGAAGCTCATTCGCGACCTCGCGAAACAGGACTTGTCGCCGGCATTGAACCGCACCGTCCCTTGGCAAACGCTGAAGGCATTTATCGTCGAGTCAACGCGCGCCACTCGACCAATACCGTTGGAGCTATTCGGCGCGCACCCGCTGAACCGCACCGTTATCAAATCACCGAAAGAAGGAAAGGAATAGAAATGGCCGCAAAGAAAGCAGCAGCAAAGACCGCAGTTGTACCGGCAAAGAAGCTTGGCGTTGGCCCGGCCGCACCGATGGGTCGTGGGTTCGAGGAGGCGGATGTAGACTCATATGCCATTCCGTTTCTGACCGTACTGCAAAAGAACTCGCCGCCTGCTGATCCTGATGATCCGGCGTATGTCAAGGGTGCGAAGCCGGGGATGTTCATCAATACCGTTACGCTCGATTTGTTCGATGAAGTTGAGATCATTCCCTGCGCCTATCAGCGACGCTTCAACCGCTGGGCTCCGCGCGATCTGGGAGGTGGATTCAAGGGGATGTTGCAAGCGTCGGCGATCGCCGGGATGGAGGCGGCAGGAGCAATTAAGCAAGCTGAAGACGGGCGCTGGTATTACCCGTTGCCAGACGGCTCGATCAATGAAAAGAAATGCGACATCCTCACCGATACGCGGATGCACTACTGTCTGCAAGTCATGGAGGATGGTTCACTGACCAATGTCCTCGTCTCACTATCGCGTACTCAAGTCAAAAAGTCTCGTGGCTGGATGACCTTGATGCAAAATCGTGGCGGGGATATGTTCGCGACCGTCTATGCCGCGCGTACCAAGTTGGAGGAGAATGACAAGGGTAAGTGGTACGGTTGGGTCATCTCTGTAGCACGCGAAGCAGAACCGGAGGAGCTGGTTGCGGCAGAGAACTTCTACACATCAGTACAAGCAGGCGCAGTGAAGGTGAAGATGGATCAGGATCACGATGCCGTCGAGTAACCAATAACATACTACCTAATAAGCAAGGGAGTGGTCAAATGAGAGGTGGCTGCTCCCTTGTGTTTTTCGGAGTTCGTAATGAGCGGCAAAACAAACGTCGCTCACCTAACTGCTGCCCTGGAACTGGCAAAACGTGGTCTAAATGTATTCCCAATTCGAGCTATCAACAATGGCAAATGCGAATGCGGCGACATTGACTGCGATCGTCCCGGTAAGCATCCCGCAGTTAAGTGGGCTGAGAAGGCAACGACCGATGTAGAGCAAATCCGACAATGGTGGACTGAGAAGCCGAATCGAGGAATCGGCATCGCTTGTGGTGAACGCAGTGGCATTACCGTACTTGACATTGATGGAGATATTGGACTTGAAACGCTCGCAAAATTGCAAAACGGCGCTCCAATGCCGGCAACACCGACCGTCGAATCGCGACCTGGTCACTTTCATTACTACTTTGCCCATAAGCCGGGCATCTCCTCTGAGGCAGGTAAGCTCGGCAAGGGTATCGATGTACGCAATGACGGCTTCTATGTCGTCGCGCCACCGTCGCCGCATATCACTGGCGGACGGTATAAGTGGGTTGGAGATACGGCGAAGTTGGCCTATGCTCCATGGCCTACGTTCCTTGAGACTTCCGAAGGCAAGGCCAAGAAAAAGGTTGGCCGTCCGCCGAAGGAACAGTTCAATCCCGCAAATCCAAAGGATGTTAGTTCATTAGGTGACGCACTCGGTTTCATCGATCCTGATGATATCGAGAAGTGGTGGAGCGTCGGCTGGATTCTTGGCCGCGCCTATAAGCAATCTGACGCAGGCTTCGCGCTGTATAGCGCATGGGCAGGCCGGTCGCGCAAGTACGATGCGAAGCGCACCCGGCAGCATTACTATGAGGAATCGCGCAAGAGGAAGGATGACGGCGAGGTACTCACTACCGCATCGATCTACAAATGGGCCACCGAAGGTGGTTGGACCGGCGTAGCTGATCCTGCTGCTGTCGAGGAACGTCAGTTCAACATCTTTGAGAATCCGTTTCAAGAAAGCAAGATGGTGGCAGAGTTCGCTGCTGCTTGCGCCGGTGCGCCAGATGTATTCACCAAGGATGGTCGCCTCATACGGATCGTGCGGTATGGGCTTTCTGGTGATCGAGAAGGCGGAGGCGACGTACAACGCGACGCAACAGCCTTCATTGTAGCTGACTATGATCCTGATACGCTATCCGTCGCGCTCGGCGACATCGCAGCGTTTTGGTCAGCTAAGGGTAGTGGCTATGTACGCTCTGCCTTCAACCGGCGCTGTGTGGGGACGTTTCTGTCCTGTCGCGAGTTCGATGGAGTGCGACCGCTGGATGCCTTTGTAGCGCATCCTACTTTGCGAGCGGATGGGACGTTGATAACGGACATAGGCTATGATCCGCTATCGCGGTTGTACCTGACTTCGGAAGTTCCTGGCTTGCAGGTGGACGCGGACTTTACCCGGAAGCAGGCAACGCAGGCCCTTAAACACATGTTAGAGCCGTTTTCCCAGTACCCTTGGGCCTCGGCTAGGGATCGCGCAGTCTTCGTGGCCTCAGCCTTTACCGTGGGCTTACGGCACTTGTTTGACGTTGTACCGCTGTTCGCGTTTTCCTCGCCGAAGCATGGGACTGGTAAGACACTGTTGACGGAGTGTCTGAGTCGGTTGTGGTACGGGATCACTCTATCAAAGGCAACCTGGACTGGGAACCCAGAGGAGATGGAGAAGCGCATCGCCGCATTCCTGCTGGCTGGCGATCGGATTGTCTGCTTGGATAATGTGACCGAAGGGCAACGGCTTGAGGACTCGACACTCAACAAGGTGCTTACCTCCCGGCGTAATACGTTCCGGCTCTTGGGACGTACCGAACGCTTGGAGCTGACCAACGAGGCAACGTGGTTCGCGACTGGGAACCAGCTGCGGCTTAGTGGGGATATATCTCGCAGGTCTTTGTTGTGTTACATCGACTCGCACACCGCCAATCCGAACCTCCGCCAATTCTCAATTGAGAACCTGCCAGGATATATCATGCAGCACCGGGCGCAGTTGATGTCATGTGCGCTCTCGATCGCCGCATCTTGGATGAAGGCAGGACGGCCTGTTGTCTCGAAGCCTGCGCGTGGGTTTGGCTCCTTCATTGATTGGTTCGATGTAATTCGTCCGCTGCTGTTGTGGGCTGGAGAGGAGGATATTGCAGGGGCTGTTGAGGCGAGCGTCGAGGAGGATGCGGATGAGGTAGCTTTGAACTCCTTCGCCAATTCCCTGCGACGCGCGCTACCGCCTGAGGATGCTGTTGGGCTGACGACGCCTGAGATTTGGCAGCTGCTGACGAAGAATGCTGAGGCGCGCTCGGCATTTATGGGGGTTGTCGGTAGCGAGCCGAATTTGCGGACTGTTGGCGACTTGTTATGGCGTTGCGCGAATAAGGTCTTCATCAGTGATAATCCAGGTCATGAGTTCTCCATTGTACGCGATGTATCGGGGAAGGTCTTGCACTGGAGGATCAAATGGTTTCAATAGGCGAATTCCTACAGTTGTTATCCCCTTATGTACCGCGAGCAATGAAGCCTGTTGAGATTTGGGAACAAATTAAACGTAAGCCGAAGCTGATGGCTGTATTTCAGGATATGGTACCAAGAGCTGCGAACCGTGGGTTTGATCGTGGGTATCGCTGTTTCCTTTCTGTCTTACGAACATATATGGGACAACAGATTGGCGATTATCGATTGGTGCCTGTGGGAGAACTAGTTGGGATCGAGCGTGGCGGCGAACTGGTTACTCCGCAAATAGAGTTTTTGATGGAGCTGTATCCGCGTTTCGCTGGAAGGGCATTGAGCACATCGGAGGTCTACGATTTGTTCACGAGTTCAGCGGAGCGCGATGCATTCTGTTCGCTAATTCGCGCTGGGCTGAGCGACGTTTCGCTCATGCGCTTTGCATGGGTTCTCAGGAGTTGTATCGGAACTCGGATCGGTGAAGAGACGTTTTCATACTCCAGATTCGCTGGTGAAACCAATAGACGTTGGTTATTTGTAATTATCGATCGATAAACGCGGCCTATCGTTTTTAGGAACTCTAAGTCCTTGAATAATTGAAAGGTCGTACCGTTGCGTGGATCTTTAACTCGCTTCTAAAAGTAAGAAAAAATGTAGAAAAGGTACATTAAATTAAGAAAAAAAGAAAGGGCGGGTAAAACCCACGCAGTGGCACGAGGTTTCAATTATTCAAGGACTTACGATTCTGAATGAAACACGAAAAGCAGTTTCAAGGCAATTGAACACCTGACAGTTTCAAGGGATCAAGGACTTACGTCAGCAGTTTACTTTTTTCTGGAGTTCGCGTAGAAAATCGCGGGAATGCTGACTTTTTGAAAACAAAATGAGCGAAATAGTTCATGTGTATATGGATTCACCAAAGCGTAAGCGGTCACCGAATGGCTCACCAAAGCCCAAGCGTTCCAAAATCATGCATGCCGCTCCAGATGAGGTGCGTGAGGAGGTTCGGGAATGCGCCATCGAGATAGCTCGGAACGTCGAACGGCAAAAGCACGGGCTGCAGCCCAAGTACCACCCAACATTCGATCGCTACGTGGAGAAGATGACGATTGTGGGTGGCGGTATGATGCAAATAGCAGACGCGCTCGGCTGCTCACATTCAGCACTTGAAGATTGGGTCAAAAAATATCCTTCACTCGGAGCGGCCATAAAGCGTGGACGAGAGCGAGCGGACGCTGAAATCGAGGATGCGCTCAACCGTCGCGCCAAGGGTTATGATCGGGTTGATAACGTTATCATCAATGGGAAGGAAGTCACGCTCGTCAAACATTATCCGCCAGACCCAACGTCCATGATCTTTTGGCTCAAGAACAGACAACCGGGACGCTGGCGTGAGAAGACCGATGTGAACATGGAACTCGACTATGGTGAGAAGCTCCGCGCAACGTTGGCCGCAGCTCATGGCGCGACGCGCGGCGAAGCTCCACCAGCAATCGAGCACACTGATGGCAGCACCGATGAGTGATGGATGCTGAGGTTCTCCCGCGACGCTGGAGCACTTTGCGACCGCATCCGGTTCAGCAAGCATATTTCAATTCAACGCATCGCTTCATAACGCTGCCCGCAGGACGGCGTTCAGGCAAAACCGAACTTGCCAAGCGTCGGCTTGTGCTTCGGGCGCTTGGAGCGACGACCAAATGGCCACCGCGCTTTTTCGCAGGTGCGCCAACGCGTGACCAGGCCAAGCGCATCTTCTGGGATGATCTGAAGGCGCTCGTTCCGCGCTATGCGCTCGCAGCAAAGCCGTCTGAGAGCGATCTCATGCTTGCGCTGATCAATGGCGCGCAACTTTGGGTCATTGGGATGGATGAGCCAAGGCGGATCGAGGGTCAGCCTTGGGATGGCGGAGTGCTTGACGAGTACGCGGACATGAAAGAGACAGCTTGGCCGCAGAATGTGCGACCAGCACTCTCTGACCGCAATGGTTGGTGCGATCTCATCGGCGTTCCAGAAGGTCGCAACCATTACTACAGATTGGTGCGCGATGCGATCGCGATGCAAGCGAAGTATGGCGCTGCATCGGAATGGGCCAACTATACATGGCCCTCTGCCGACATCCTCCCGGCGAAGGAAATTGAAGCGGCGAAGCGTGACCTCGATCCGCTCACATTCGATCAGGAATACAATGCCAGCTTCGTCAACTTCACCGGTCGCGCATACTATGCGTTCACAGAGGCGCTGCATGCAGCAACCTCCATCCGTAGTTTGTATGACGATCGCGCCACGCTGGTCTTTTGCTTCGACTTCAACGTGGAGCCAGGAACTGCGGTCATTGCGCAGGAATATCAGTTCAGCAATGGGGAGCCATTCACAGGCATCATTGGCGAGGTCTGGATTCCACGCAACTCAAACACGCCAGCCGTCTGCCGTAGATTGGTGCAAGACTGGGGCGATCACAAAGGCTACATCGCCTGCTATGGCGACGCGACGGGCGGCGCTCGTGGGACGGCAAAGCTGTCCGGCAATGACTGGGACATCATTCGCGGCGAACTTGGGGCGGCGTTCGGCGATCGTGTTTATTTCAACGTCAAGTCTAGCAATCCATCAGAACGTTCGCGCATCAATGCGATGAACTCGCGCCTCCTCAGTACCACAGGCGCAGTACATATGCTTATTGATCCAGAGGGCGCACCGCACGTGATTGATGACTTGCTTGGAGTATCGCTGTTGGAAGGCGGAAGTGGGGAGATTGATAAAAAGAAAACACCAAAGCTGACACACTTGTCTGATGCGCTCGGGTACTATGTGGAAGCAGAGTTCCCAGTGCGTGAGAGGGGTGTCGTCGAAACGCCGATTGGAGGAATCTGATGCCCGCATTGCTGAGCAAGCTGCTCTTGCGGATGACTCGACCTTGGGACATCCTCATTGCAGAGTCAACTGATGGTCAATTTTATTTCAAAGTGGTCGCAGGTCAAGGGGAGCCGACCGCTGTAAGCGAAATGTACACGCGTTTGTACGACGCACAGCGAGCGGCGCAACAGTTCAAGCGTAAGCTGGCGAATGCGAGGGTACGATGCGAGACGCAGCTACAGAAACAATGATGCTACTCACGACTACTCTTTTGCTGTTGGGTCTTTGGGTCATTGATCTGCGCGTCCAATGCATTGAGCGCGGAGGCACGTTCACTGTTCGTGACCATCGTCCGCATTGCGCCATCCCGACCATCCAACGATCACGAATCATTACCGCATAACCATGTCCGACATCCAACCGCATCGTGGCTTCGGCTACAAGCCGGATGTTCCTGATCATCGGGACTTCCTGTTCTCAACTCCGCGCATCAAGCCTCCCAAGTCAGTGCAACCGATTGGCCTCGCCAATCCGATTGAGGACCAAGGCTTTTTCAATTCCTGCACTGGCAACTCATCCACGAGCGCAATCGAGATCATTCGCCCAGAGTTACCTCCGCTCAGCCGCATGATGGCGTACTATGAGGGGCGTGAGCGCGAGCGATTGACGCAGGTTGACGAAGGCTCGATGCTGCGCGACGTTCTCAAGGGCATCGCTAAGCAAGGTGTGTGCAGCGAGACTACTTGGCCATACGTCGATCGCAATATCACGACCCCACCCGATGCCGCAGCAAAGGCCGAAGCATTGACCTTGGTTCCGCCGAATTCGCTCGTGTACCTCCGGGTGCGTTCGCTACTTGGCGTTAAAGGCGCTTTGGCCGCTGGTTATCCGGTCGTCTTTGGCTTCGCGGTTCCAGAGTATTTTGTCGAGGATGAAGTCGCAACAACAGGCTGGTTACGTTTGCCGAAGGCCGATGACTCCATCATCGGCGGACACGCAGTTGTAGCTGTTGGTTATGATGCTACGGTCAAGGGGCAAGAGTTTGTTTGGGTACGGAACTCATGGGGCAAGGATTGGGGCGTCAATGGCTACTTCAAGATGGCAGAAGCCTGGTTCGTCGAGAAGCGTCGGCTAGTCGCTGATCAATGGGTAATTCGCAAAGGAGGTTGAGATGGACGATGATCTCAATGCAGCGCGCGGCATTGTGCATGGCCTCATCGGCGGCGCGGCAATCTGGGTTGTAGTTCTCATTCTTTTGTGAGGTGATCTTATGTGGACTGCTGCCGCTCGACGTGCCGCGCTCCTTGCGCGTCGGGCACGCTCGATCGCTGCTCCATCTGCCGAACTACCGGCATTCAGCGGTAGGATCAATTCATTCAAACGTCCAAAGAAAGGCGTAAAGCCGGAGGTAAAGCCGCAATCAACCACTAGCGCATACATTGCTAGAATCCGCGCTGCAAGGCTGGAAGCAAGACGCGCCAAGGCTCCAGTACAGCAACGCCGTGCGAAGTCCGTAAATCGAAAGGTGAGGTGAACTATGGCATGGACTGATGCAGCAAGAGCCGCGAGTGCCGCAGCGCGACGCGCTCACAAGAAGTTCGCAACAAATGCAAAGAAGTTGATCGCAGCCGGGAAGCTCGAACAAGTGTATCAGCAATCCGGGCTGAAGCATAATACGCGCTATCAGCTTGCGAGTTCATTTCGCAGATATCGGCACTCAACAACAGGTGGATACTCGGACGCGAAGACTGCGCAGAAGTATTTCAAACAAAGCGCGAAGCAACTTGCATTTGCGAACGCCTATCTGAAGCACACGCGCAATCGTAGCATTGGTCGCAGCTCGACAACATACGCATATGGATCCATCGGCCGCAAAGCGATGATCAGCAAATACGGTTGAAATGAATGCCCGCTCTCAGCGACGATGTATTCGCAGCGATTCGCGCGCAGCTGTGTCTACCCGGCGATGCGCGTATAGCGGAGGCCATAGTGCGTATGCGCCCTGGTCGTCCTGCGGTCGTCGAGCTAAGAATCGCATCGAATGCTCGCGCCGAGCATGCAGTGACGCAAGTGCTGAAGCGATACACGCTTCAGGAGAAGTGAACCATGCTATATCTGTCCGGGTTTGGGTTGATTTTTGCCGCTTTGTATTACATGCACAACGGCTCGCGTACTGCTGGTTTGCTGTTGGGTGCATTGTCGGGTATCGTCTTGGCGCTGGCAATAAATGGAACACATGAGAATGTCGGTGTTGGCTCTGCGAGCGGCAGTGGACCTGCACGCGGAGGAGGAACTGCGATTGCGCCTCAAGCTGTACCGCTACCGCATGTGGATTGAGATGCTATCCATGATCATCTTTCTGTCCCTGCTACGGAGGTTCATTTGAATCCGGTTATCCTTGTTCTGATTGTAATTCTTGCGATATTTGCCATTGGGGCACTCCCGCCGTTCGGCTTTCACAATTACGGATTTGGGCCATCTGGCGTACTCGGCGCGATCCTCGTCGTCATCCTGATAATGCTGTTGGTTGGGCGGTCATGAAGATCAAGCCTGCGGATGGTGGCTTGAAGCATTGTGCTGTGGCGTCGGCACCACGGACGTTGCGGCGATCCGCTGACAGCCGGAAAGACGGCTCCAAACACAAGCGCAGCATTTACCGTCCGCTGGACACATCGACGCGCGATAGCGATTGGCAGCGACGCTGGGTCAAGCAAGCCGAGTACGCGCGTGATGCGCGAAGGGATGTGAGAGGAGGTTAGCTGTGACGTAGATACGCGCTCCGCCTGCCCGTTCCGCAAGGCCAATCATCTCAAACTTACGGAACGGAGCTACCATGTACGACGAAACACGAACACTCAAGGATCGACGGGAAATGCTGAAGGTGAAGGTCAAGTCTCTAGCGGAGGAGGCGCGCATTATTCGGCGCGAGGAGCGCAAGACGCGCCACGGTCTGCGCTGGGAGCTACATGACCATCGCGCCGGTACTCTCCGGGCTGAGGCTCGCGCGACGCACATCGCCTATGCCATGATACGTGGGCGTACACTGTATCAAATCGAATGCTGCGCGAGGTTGCCGCGCCCCGCAACCCTTTGGGAACGGGTGCGCGCCATGATCAAGAAGTATGGCCCGACGAATCCGTTACTCAACGCTACGCTATTGGAGGCTTGTTGCGATGCCAACGATCGATGACGCAATTCAGCTAGCAGGTCAGTTGCAGGCGATGCTCAATGCGCTGAAGGGTCAGCCACAAC